AAATTTAGAATACCAAGTTCAAAAATTATAGATGGAAAAGTAATTATTTTATCTGGTTTAATTTCTAAAAAATCTAAAAATTTATCAGAAAATATTTTATCATTAAAACATAATTCCGCTGATTATTATACATATCAATTAGGTGATCCGTTTATACCTTTAACCATTTTTAGTCAAGGTTCAAGATTAAACTTTGCAAATATGGCAAATCGTATATTTATAAATAAAGTTCATTTAGATGGTATTTATTTTAGTAATACGAATTTTCCATTAAATCTTACTAATAAAAATGTAATAAGTTCTGTAAAACCAGCCTATATAGTAGCGAATGATATAGTATTTTTAATGGGAGAAATACGTATAGTTAAAGTAAAATTAGTTAAAAAAGATGAAAGATTTTTAATAACGAAAATTCCTTCTGAAATTTTACCAAAAAATAATACTAATAAAATTTTTAGATGGAGAGCCATTGGATATACAAGTAGAACTAAATTATTTACTAAAAATATGTTGGGTGTTTATGAATTAAATAAAGATAATTTATATTTTATACCAAATAATAATATAGATACAACAGGATGGGGAACATCTTATTTATTTTTATCAAATGTGAATTGGTCATTAAGTGAAGGAAAACAATTAACACTTAATAGTGGTCAAAATTATTTAAAAGAAAGTTCAGTATTTGTACCATTTGGAGATTTAAGAGCTACATTTTATGAACATTGTGGATTTAAAGGTAGAGCCAAAACATTATTACCTGGTTCATATGATATAGATAAAATACCAATAGGAAATGATTTAATAAGTTCAATAAAAATACCGAATGGATTAGAAGTACAAGTATTTGAAAATAGAAGATTTTCAGGAAATAATTCAAAATTTTATTATGATATAAATTGTTTATCAGATTTTGTAATGCAAAAAGGGAGTGCATTCCGTAAAAAGAAAATGTGGAATGACCAAATATCAAGTGTTCGTATTAGAAAATGGAAAGATGGAGAAATTGAAAAAGTAAATTATGGAGATGCATTTGCAGTTAAATATTATAAATTTGGTGATTTTGTTAAATTATCTGGAACTATTAAATATAAACAAGGTAAAGATCCAATAATAATTCTAACATTACCAGAAGAAATAAGACCAAATCGTTTTTTATTATTTAATTTATTTACACACATAATAGGAGTTAATCCAAATGGACAATTAGTAATTTTTGGATTTATACCATTACCAGATGAAGCATTACCTTTAGATGATGTAATTTATTGGATGGGTGTTGAAAATTAAAAATATCGTTAAATATTAGTAATGGATAAATCATTAGTAATATTTGTTATATTTATTCTATTGTTATTAGTATATTATTTTGTAATACCTAAATTAAGTTCTTTTAATAATGAAAATGTAATTGAAGATAACAATAATGAAGACATAAATAATGAAGACATAAATAATGAAGATGAAATAAAAGAAGATTTTGAAGATATTTATGATGATAAATTAGTAAGTAAATTAGGTGGATTTTGTGATAATTTAATTGATAAAACAACAGGAATAAAAGATCAATATTGTACAAATAAAACAACAACTTCTCCACCTGGATTTTTTAAATTAAATAAAAAATATATTCAATTTACAGGAGGATTTCCGATTAGACCCTTAAAAAATAGTTTAATAAGACCTAATTTTAATTTACCAAAAAATTTTACAATAGGTTTTAAAATAAATTTAGGAAGTAAATCAAGTAAATGGACAAATTTATTACGTTTTTCAGATGTAAAGAGTAAAGGTGATTGTTGTCAATTTGGACAACGTATATTTGGAATATGGTTACCTCCTAATTCTTCATCATTACATATTCGTTTAGATACAGATAAACAAGTAAGTCAAGGTATAGATAGAACAAAATTTCAGTTACCATTAAATAAATGGACAGAAGTGCAAATAACAGTAGCTGGAAATTGGCTACATTGTTCTTTTAATAATAATTTACCAGAAAGTGCGTTTATTCGTGGTAATAGAAAAGCAACAATAACTAATTTATATACTTCTGATCCACATTATGCTACTGTAAAATGTTTATTAACAAATTATTATTTAATACCTCAATCTCCATTACTTGAAACAACTACTCCTATAACACGTCCTTTACCAATAATACAAAAACCCATTATAAAAAAACCAGTTATTAAAAAACCAGTAATTAATAAACCAGTGATACGAAGACCAGTAATAGGAAGTCAAACAGGTACAATTCGTCGTTAATTAAAAGATAAAAAGTAAGATCTAAAGATAATTAATAAAATTATCTTCAGATGATAAGAAATATAAGTAGTATAAATGCGGATTTAAATACATATATTAATAATGAAGTAAAATATCCAAGAAATAATTATTTTTTACTATGTAAAAAACATCAAGGTTCAATAATAAGAATAGGAGGTAAAATTTTTTATTATTTTTTGCATCTTTTATTAATAAGTTTATTTGAAACATTATTTTATTTTTATTATATATCAAAAGAGGAAGATGAAGCAATAGTAGAAAATTTATTAGAATTAACGAATACAATATCTAAAAAATGTAATATACTACCAATAAATTATAGAATAGAAATACTTGAAATTTTAGAAAATTTAAATAATACAGAATATTTAAACGCGTTTAATTTAAGACAAATAGAAAATCAAAAATTATTTAATTATTCAATGACGTATATATATGCATTTATAGTTATTGTAATAATTTTGGGAATAGTATTAGGATATGTACATAATAATAGATTAAAATGGAAATTAATGATATTTGATACATTAATAATGATAATAATATTAGGTATTTTTGAATATAATTTTTTTATAAATATAGTGAAAAAATATACACCAATAACAAAAGAAGAATTAGAATACAATATAGAAAAACAAATAATAAGAAATTGTTCATAACAAAAATAAAAATATATAGTAAATGACAAAAAAATTTACTATATATTGGGTTAGACATGGTTTAAGTTGTGCGAATATAGTTCTATTAACAAGAAAATTATATTTAGATCCGGATTTAACGTATGTAGGATATAAACAATTGATAGAAACAAGAAAAAAGATAAAAGAATTAGGATTAAAGTATGATTATGTATATTGTAGTAATTTATCAAGAGCTATACAATCATGTTTAATTTTAACCCAAAAATATGAAAATTTGTGTAAAATGTTTAATAAATTTATTTTTAAAAAAGAAGATTTACCATGTGAAGATAAAATACCAATAGTAAAGAAACAAATTATAAATATTTCACCTTATATAAAAGAAACAGGACTTGGAAGGGATAATAATCCGATAAAACCGGAGAAATTTTTAAAGAAATATATGAAATTAATAAATGAAAAGATAATGGATATAAAAGTGATAGCGGAAAGTGAATGGTCAAATAGTCCAAATTTACTAAAATTTGTGTATAATATGGAATTAGTAGGAGAAATAAATAATAGGAAAATATTAGCGGTATCACATTGTAATGCGATAAAAAAGTTATTAAAGAAGTATTATAAAGGAATGAAGGATACAAATTTTAGAATACAGAATGGGAGTATAATAAAGGCGGAATATGAAATAAATGATGATGAGATAGAATGTGTTGATTTTGAAATATTATACAATATAGAATTGAATGAAAAATTATTAGAAAAACAATATAAAAAACATTGTGAATTTAGAACAGAAATTAAACCGATAGAATTATAATTTATTCTTATTGAAAATAAATAAGAATAAATAAATTGTTTAGTTAGAATAGGCAAGACCACCCATACCGGACATGATACGGAGGACATTGTAATTAACAGCCCATACTTTGAGGGTACCGACGGCTGAAACTGAAGTTTGTAGAGAGAGGTTAAGTACGGCATTATCAATACGTGAGAAGTTGCATGTGCCGGATGGTTGATGTTCTTCGGGTTTGAGAGCGAAAGAATAAACATAGAAACCACCATATAAACCGGTTCCAGTAGCACCAGCAAGGGCAGCGCCGACTTGGTTATTGGCTCCGGTGTGGTGTTGGTAAGGTTGAACACAGCGGAAATAAGTACCTTCTCTGCGTTTAAATCTGTCATGTCCGTTGAGTTGGACAAGGGCATCTTGAACGGTGTCAAGTTCGCTTGCATTTGCGAAGTAATTGAATGGTTCTGCACCGGCGAGTTTAACACTCCAAACAAGCTCTTTAACTGGGTGGTTAAAGCGGAGTTCTGATTGGTAGGTAGTGGCACCAGCAGAAATACTTTCAGCGTTGTTGTATTGAACTTGTTCAATTAAGTATTCATGTGAAACTTGGGCGAAGCGACGGCGTTCATCAGTGTCAAGGAAGACATAATCACAATAGATAGAAACATCATTGATGTCAGATGTAATAGAGGCTCCGGAGAAATCAGTAATAGAACTTTCAGAAACAAAGTTAATGTTAAGTTTAACTTCGTGGTATTGGAGGGCGATAAGTGGTAAATAGAGACCAGGATTACGGCAGAACCAGAACTGGAGAGGAATGTAGAGACGGCTATTACTTGAGGCAAGGAGGGAACCATCAATTAAACGGATAAGTTTAGTGAGTTGTTCTTGAGAGTGGGTGAGTTGGCACCAGAGGTCCATCCATTCACCGTAATGTTTGTCAATGATTTGACCACCGATTTCAACTTCAATATAATCAATAAGTTGGTGTCCATAACGTGTAATATTAGAGGCATTAACTAAGGAAGCATCAACTTGTAAATAAACACGTCCTAATAAATCACCATTACGGGCAATGGTGACAGTGAAACGTTTTCCGTAATCGGCTTGTCCGGAATAGGTTTGTTCAATAGCTTCCATAGCGAAGTTAGTATGTCTGCGATAAACGACTTTGAAGAAGGTAATTTGAGGATTACCGGTTAAATAAATATCTTGTGCGCCGTAAGCGACTAATTGCATAAGACCACCGCCCATATTATACTATAGACTAAGAAAATAATTTTAAAAAAAACGCTTTAATTTGAATTATTGTTCTTATTAGGATGTAATAAGAAAAATATATAAATTGTTTAGTTGGAGTAAGCAAGACCACCCATACCACTCATGATGCGGAGGACGTTGTAATTAACAGCCCATACTTTGAGGGTACTGGCATTAGTTAGAGAAACGGTGAGATTGAGGACGGCATTATCAATACGGGAGAAGTTGCATGTGCCAGAAGGTTGGTGTTCTTCGGGTTTAAGACCGAATGAATATACGTAGAAACCACCAGTGACAGCAGTTGAACCGGCACCATCTTGATTGTGTCCGCCGGTGTGGTGTTGATAAGGTTGAACACAGCGGAAATAAGTACCTTCTCTGCGTTTAAATCTATCATGTCCGTTAAGTTGGATGAGGGCATCTACAACTTGATCAACTTCTGAACTGGCACCCGCACCTTGGAAGAAGTTGAAAGGGGCAAGAGAACTGTCTTTAATGTACCAGACAAGCTCTTTGACAGGGTGATTAAAGCGGAGTTCGGATTGGTAAGTGGTGGCAGAGGCGGAAATGCTTTCAGCGTTATTGTATTGGACTTGTTCAATGAGATATTCATGCGAAACTTGAGCAAAGCGTCTGCGTTCATCAGTGTCAAGGAAGACATAGTCGCAATAGATGGACATGTCGTTAATGGCTGCGGAAGCGGCGGTTGAGTCAACTTCTTCAATATTGGCTAAAGTTTGTAAATTGATATTAAGTTTTACTTCATGGTATTGGAGAGCAATGAGAGGTAAATAGAGACCAGGATTACGGCAGAACCAGAACTGGAGAGGGATATATAAACGACTTTGACTGGAGGCAAGAAGAGAACCATCAATTAAACGAGTGAGTTTTTCCCATTGTTCTTGAGAGTGGCTGAGTTGGCACCAAACGTCCATCCATTCACCATAGTGTTTGTCAATAATTTGTCCACCAATTTCAACTTCAATATAATCAATAAGTTGGTGTCCGAAACGTGTTACGGCTGTTCCGGTGTTGAGTGAAGCGTCCACTTGTAAATATACGCGTCCTAATAAATCACCATTGCGGGCAATTGTGACGGTGAAGCGTTTTCCGAAGTCAGCTTGACCAGTGTAAGTTTGTTCAATAGCTTCCATAGCGAAGTTAGTATGTCTGCGATAAACGACTTTGAAGAAGGTAATTTGAGGATTACCTGTGAGATAAATATCTTGTGCGCCGTAAGCGACTAATTGCATAAGACCACCGCCCATTTTATATTATAGAGAAAGAAAATAATTTTAGAAAAAAACGCTAAATTCTTTTCTAATATTTTATCTTTGTAATAATGTTCCATGACCATCCTTTATTCTTAATATATTCATCCTCCTTTGATATACTCTTAATATTCTTGATCCTCCTAAACTATTTAAATTTAATTCTAAAACCGAATTATTAAATTTATCTGTACTTAACATTCCCGATAATTCATTATTCTGTGTTTCTAAACTAAAATTATAACAATATATTTCATTCACTCCCTTTACTCTTTCTGACGCATTCGTATGCGATTGATACCTTTGTATTAAATTAAAATAACTACCCGGTGCTTCACTTACTAATGCATTTCCATTCATTGTTATACTTCCCGTATTTACATATATGTTATTTCCTTTACCTTCTGAAGTTCCATCTGTTGAAGTATCTTTTCTAAAATCAAAATAATTAATTCCTGTATTTTGTATCATCCATATTATTTCTTTTACATATAACCATCTATCTAATTCATATCTGGCTCTTGTATCACCTGAACCTAAAGTAAAATATTGTTCTTCAACTTGTTCAATTACATATTCTAAACTTTCATTTTCTAAAGATCTTCTGGCATCTTCATCAAATACATCAAATCTACATAAGAATTCTAATTTTCTTATTTCTTTTCCTGAACCCCCGAATAAATCTTCCCTTAACTTAATTCTTATACCTAATCTATCCGATTGACAAGCCCATAATGGAAACGCTG